GGTAATTACCGCTATCGCTAATGATATTTAATTTTGTTTGGGTACCACTTATATTCCATTTACTAGCAGCCCAGGAACGTTTGTCAAGACGTATAGCTCCATCATTTAAATCCATATCTTTAAGATAATAACCTTCTGGTCCTTTTATTTTATATTTATATGTATCGGAGTCTGTACGTTCAAATGTCCAACCCTTTATACCAGGAATATTTAATCTTTCATCAGCTCGAAGTACTCCATCACCAATATCCTTTAAGTAATAATCATAACGACTCTGTATAACATAATAACCACAATCTTCATAAAATGCCTTTGATGGTTTGCCGACAACAAGTTTTCGCGAACCATCAGCTTGAACTTCCCAGATTTCGTCTAGTTCAGCATCTGGACAATCAATATTATCTTTATTATCTACCCACGTACCCCAATTATCCTTATCTTTACGTCCTACATGAGTAGCGCTTGAACATATTCGACCACACCCTGGCACGTCCTGGTGGACCGTTTTACCATCGTGCCAACACCAATCATCAGTACTACTTGCAATTTGATGAGGAATTTTCTCTAGCTGTTCATATACTATCAAATTGATAGCTGACGAATCCATAATATCAACGTCACCAAATATTTCATTTTTAGTTACAAACTTTTCAGTATCTCCTCGTAATATATTATTACCAGATGCATCTTTTGATATGAAGTCTTTACCAAGTGCTTTTACTATATAAAATGTATCAACGTCATCAATAGTCAGTTTTTGATCACCCTTGATTACATGGAAACCTTTATCATTAGCACTGGTTTTTCTGATATGTACCCGTTCTCTAAAAAAAGGGAGTATGCGATATTTTGTATGCGTAGCTATTACATCACCTGAAGCTTTTGAAGTAGAAGAAAGTTGTACTGGTATATCAATAGTACTAGCATTAGCTAAATTTAAAGTTGTATCTAAATGTTCTTGAGTAATTTTGAAAGAAATTGTAGTTAATTTGTTAGTTTTATCGTCTATTTTATTCCAATACATATCTATGGTATTATCACCAACAATATCTTCACTCGTTAATTGTTCACCCTTAAATATTAACTCGTTTGTTGCATTTGATGTAACATTATTAGTTGTTGTTATATTTTCGCGAACCTTATTTCCATTTGCTTTATGAACAAAAATAAGTGAATTAACAGATACAAAAGTTGGTCCGTTCGTCCATTTAAGTTTAACATCTATATTCTTAGCCGTCGTGTCACCGAACGCGTATTCTCTTGTAAATATACTATATTCTTCAACTTTATCAGCGGCGTCGGCTGGGTTTAAAACTAATTCTATACCAGCATCTTTAACAGTTGGAAGGTCTCCAGTTTCGACATCTTTTTCAGGTGATTTACTTGACCTGTCAACTAAATAATATACAGACATAGCAACAACTAATACTATAATTAAACCAAAAGTGAAAATACTAGTCTTTTTTTTATTCATATTACTATTACTATACATTTTTTTTTCGGTGAACCAAATAAACCCAACTATTTTATATAATTTAGACGTACCGAGGCAAAGTCAACCCATAAATAAATGTTCTATAGAGGTTCAAAAACGTATTGATAAATTCACTTCAAGTTACGGACTTTATAAATAGTAGTAAGGATCAGAGATGATATCTCTTCATATATGTTAGTCAAGGTTGGATTTCGTGAGAGTTTGAGAGCAGAAATAGTTTTTAGCAGTTTGGTAAGATAAGGGAGTACATTAGATGGATTGCGATCAATCTTGAGCATGGGTGTCATACGATTAATCTTACCGTATTTACCCTTGTACGTCTCTGCATATTTATCGATCAAAGGAACGATAGATGTGTAGTATGTTTCGAGAGCTTTATGAAGAGCATAACTATTCGTGTCTAAATGATAGACGTGAGCCTGAGTACGAGAGTGCATGAGAAGAGAAAGAAAACGACCGGTGCTTGACATTTTATATATAAAAAGATTTTTTATCATTTACTAAAAAGTTTACATGAGAGTATATTACAAATTATATTTTTAATTTTCCCCCTCTTCTTCTAACATTTTACGTAGTTTTTCTTCTATAGACATATCATTATCTTGAGATTCCTCGAATTCAGTTTCGGGCATATCGGGATCGAAAATGTCACCGTGTGTTTCACACAATTCACACGTTTCAGTAGGTGTTTCACCTGGTTTGTGATTATGTACAGGTACTTCCTTTTTCTTCTTTTTTAGAACCGGACGTTTTTTCACGGGTTGTTCCGTGTTCGACTTTTTATCACGCATTTTCATGTGTAAAGTACAACACGTTTCACCTTGGATACACGGTTTCGTACACTGATTACCCTTTGCCGTCGTCATTGAACATACGACCTTAGGTTCTTTAGGAACTTTACTCGGTTTCTTCGTGATTGGTTTTGGTTTTTCCAACGTCTCAATCTTCTCAATCAAAACTTTATTTGTATTCACAAGCTCGTGTACCATCTCCATTTTCTCCCGAAGGTACTTATTTTCTTCTTCAACTTTACTGACCTTTTCAATAAGTGTTTGAAGTAACTTATTATTGGAAAGGACGCTGTTGTTTATTTTGTCCATGTGACTATTAGAGTCACGAACGATGTTAATGAGAATAGTTTCGATAGATTCCGACATTTTTTTATTTATATTTTTATACATTTTTATTTAACTTAGGTTATTTACATTCGGAACAAGTGCGAATCACTCGTTTTTTCCAAACCAAAATTAAACCTACCTTTACCATATTTATTACTTGTAAAATCGTTTTCATTCCATCTATACCCTTTACCCTTAAATGGGTGCCAGCACCCATTACTCTCTTGTTGACCTATACCACCACAAGTCGCGTGCTCTTTGCATTTTGTTTTCATTGTATTTATATGACCGGAATTACTCGTACATAAATCAGTAACACCCAATTTTATTGTTTTGTCGTATACGAGCTGGGGAAAATCATCCACTACTGAGTTGTTTATTGGTGGACCATCCCTCGTATTTTTACAATACTTTTCATTTATTTTAACGGCTGAACCCCGTTGTCCATCCATACGATCTGCAGAATACGGATTTGCGTAATGATTCTTCTGATTATGTCCGATATACCTATACACACGCCCTGAAGTCGTACCACAATAAAACGCATCACCCGGTTTTACTTCACCTTTCGTTGCAATAAAATCTAACGCTTCCGTGTGTCTACCAGTTTTATCTATAATGGTTAATATACCGTCGTCACCCAGTATAAGTGTATATGGTTTTGTGAAATTGTTACTAATAGATCCATACGATGCTACAATATTTTCACCCGCAAAGTCATCTGTTTTTGAAAATAACAATTCACCATTGGTTATGTTATTATATCTTGGTCGTACAACTATTCTCTTAGCTTTATTGTTATCGTGTGTTTCAGATTCCCATATAACTTTGTCACCTTTACGTACAACTAAATTACCGTCGTCTTGAAATTCGAGCCTATACTCACCGTTTGGTGATTTATATGATTGTGACGCCGCATTCCCCATTTTAATATCCTCATAGTCAGTTATACCTGGTGTTATAGTTGCAGCCGCCGTAAGTGTAAAAGACGCTCTACTCCAATCTTGTCGAGACATATCACTTTCACTTTTAAATTTTTTGTCACCTAAACTAACTACTAGAATTTTTTTATCGTCATTAGGGTGTATTAAAATTTTTTTACCCTTATATGTTTTCATTTTAAATGTTTCTTGGTCACCCAGTTTTAGTTTACTAGCATTATCTATAGTTTTAAAAGAATATGTCCCATCACTATTATTTTGTAATTTATACCACATCTCTGGAAGGAATGAAAGATTATAATAAATTTTTTTCACAATCTTATCGAGTTTAAACGTACCGCTAACAATTGTAATTTCAACCTCGTATTCACCAAATGGACCATTAGCAGTATAACTAAAATCGTCCTCGTCAATTTTGAGTTCTGCTTCTGCTAAAAAATTATCTTTGTTAACTTCGTTCCAATACGCTTTAATAGTATTCGTACCTTTGGCACTTTTTTTAACATCAGAACCTTTAAATGTAACGGAACCATTACCATAATCTTTTAACATATCTGGAAAATCTTCTTTTGTAATTTCTATCTTATCCTGGATTTCATTATCACCTACAGACCGTGTAAATATAATTTTATTCACAGAATCATAACCCTGACCATTTGTCCACGATAAAGTAAGATCGATAAGTTTACTCATTGCCAAATCACTTTCAGCATACTCGATTATGCGGTACCCTTCCTGGGAACCAATACTCTCTTCTGGATTGATCGTTTTCTTAGCATTCGCATCGAATGTGAATTCTGGTTTAACTAGTGTTTTAGGTGTTTCACTTTTTTTAGTTCTAAAATAAACAGCCAAAGCTATTCCAATGATAACTAAAACTAATAAAAAAGATAGTCCAGGTACAGCACCTTTTTTTGCCATAGTATAGTCTCTTTTATTAGTCATAGATTTTTTTTATATTTTTTATACATTTTATTGTGTACACCCAGACGCTAAAGTTTTACCATTAGCACACCCCATAACGTGTGCTCCATCATTATTTGCAGCCGTCTTACCCAGATTAGCGTCTGCATACCCAAAACATTTATTTGCATATGTTTGATCAGCAGCAGCAGAAGTTCTAAATCCCCAAATTTTAACACCCTTTTTAGATGCAAGATCAGCACACTCTTCTGGAGTTAGTTTCGTAACGTTTTTAAATCCAGATGTATCTACAGACGTTTTACCTTCATAATACCCTATAGCGTGATCATCAGGTACCGTAAAATCACATTTCGGGTCTAGTCCTGCAGCAATACCCTTACTGTAGTAATGTTTAAATAAATTTTCCCCACTATTACCATACTCAGATTTCAAATCCGGGTATCTGTCTCGGTAACATGATGTATCTATTTTCTTTTGGTAATACTGGGTTTTACCAATCCAATCTGTTCCACCACCTTTTTTAGTATTGGACCATCTATCGGCATTTTGATCATTATTAGATGCAACTCCCAAAAGACGCGACTCATAATTTTTAATCCAACACGCCGCGTCTTGGTCCTTCCCGGTCTTCGGGTAACTATATGTAAATCCAGCACACTTTATTTCCTTATCGCAGAATGCTGCACATTCCCGAAAAGACGAACCGTGGTGTGGAGATATATCAAATCCCCACATATCACCCGTATGTGTTTTATAATAATCGGAAAGGGGTCCAAAAAACTGATGTACACGACTCATAACTTCTGTACCTTCCTTAGATATAACGTGTAATCCACCAAAATCCGAAACAATAAATCGAAAAGGTGGTTTTAATCCTTGTTTTTCTGCAAATGTCCACCCACCTGAACTCTTAACAAGAGTAGTACCATTAGCTTTTTTAAATGCAATATTACCGTTCGCACTAAGTGTTAATATAGCACTACCCTGATCCTGCGTATCCGTAGCTGCAGAAACGGTATTGTTCGAATCGTTTTCTTTATACACTACGAAGTTTCCGTCGTTTTGGAACACGGCTCGCCATTCACCGTTTGGCGATTTCCATAATTTATTATCATCTGGGGTTAATAGTTCATCACTACTCATTATTGTATTCGCACCCATCAAATCACACTGTGCAAACCTATAATCTTCTTTTGTAAATTCGGAAATGGGTTTCCACATTTTTTTATTAGGTATCCAAATATTCTGACCATCGGGAGCTGTAAGCACACTTTTATTTTTATATGCCAATAATTTGAACGTATCCTTATCACCAAACTTAAGAAAATTACCATCATCAAATCTAAACTTAATAGTCCCATTACCAGTCTCTTCTACATTAAACCATCGTCCTGGTTCGTGTGAAATTTGGTAATACGTTTTCTTCACACTCTTTTCGAGTTTAAACGTATCACCAACAATTGTAACTGGAACGGTAAGATCACCAAAAGGACCGGTATATGTATAGTTAAAATCGGCTTCTGTAATTTCAAGCTGAGCTGTTGCTAACCAATTATCTTCTTTAAATTCGTTCCAATACGCTTTAATCTCATTCACACCTTTAGCAATTTTTTTAACATCAGAACCTTTAAATGTAATGGAACCATTACCATAATCTTTTAACATAGCTGGAAAATCGTCTTTTGTAATTTCTATCTTATCCTGGATTTCATTATCACCTACATACCGTGTAAATATAAGTTTATTCACAGAATCATAACCATTGCCATTTGTCCACGATAAAGTAAGATCAATAAGTTTACTCCTTTCTAAGTCATTTTCAGCATACTCGATTATGCGGTACCCTTCCTGGGAACCAATACTCTCTTCTGGATTGATCGTTTTCTTAGCATTCGCATCGAATGCGAATTCTGGTTTAACTAGTGTTTTAGGTGTTTCACTTTTTTTAGTTCTAAAATAAACAGCCAAAGCTATTCCAATGATAACTAAAACTAATAAAAAGGACAAACTAATTTTAGTATTTTTCACCATAATCTGGTCTCTTTTATTAGTCATAGATTTTTTTTATATTTTTTGTTTATTTTAAGGCTGTCTACAGCATGTATATTCATATTTATTTTTACCATTAACACCAGTTGATTTCAATTTAAATTGACTTAAGTATTCAGTATCTTTACATTTAACAGTTTGTCTATCTAAATACCCAGGATTATTACTACTATCACTTTCTTCTGTAGTTATACTTCGGCAGTAATTTGAAGTTGTATTACCACACTTATAATCATATTTAAGTCTCCAATTATTTTTCATATCTGTTACTAATTTATAATATGTAATTGGTTTTTTATCACAATCCACATCAAATTTATCATCCTGACCATATGCATATGTTTTAGAGAGTCCCGGATTAGTAACCCAATCAGTATTTTTGGAGGTTACACTCGTTTCCTTTTTATCATTACAAAAATAATTGTACCTTATAGCCGTACCCTTATCTTCGTGTTTTATGGCATTATTAAGATCGCTAGCAGAAACTTGTTGTGTACATACATCATCATATGAACAATTCCAATTCGGTTTTAAACGAAAACCACGCATGGCGTGATCTTTACAATCAAGAATCTGCCTTTCCATGTATATATTGTGTGAGGAATTTATACTATATTTTGAATAAACTCCCTCCCGTATTCCAGAGGTAGCAAAAGGATCTATAGTTGGAAGATGGTATACTTTATGTGTAACGTATCCAGGAAGCTTAATGTGTTCGGGTCCTACATAAGAAGAACCAGTCCATGAATTATCATTTTTTGTACCCACTAAAATACCGGTACTAGTCATTATATCACACGCACCATCAGGTAAATGTATAAAACCCATTGCAGATGGAGCCTGTTGACCAAATGTAACATAAGGTTGAGAAGAATTTTGTTCTGCTAATGTAAATGCAGCCCATTTAAAACCGTGTTTTTTTGCATCAGTATAAGATTTAATTGTTAAATTATTTTTATCAATCCATTTACTCCATATTTCATACATACTTTTATCGGACAACAAAGCAGCATTAGTATGTGTCCATCTATACCTATGGGGTGAACTTGAACCTTTCATTAGAATACTAATTGGTTTCACGCGGAATATATAGTGTATGACAAGACCATCTTTAGATGTTATACCAACAGTTGCATTATCACCAACAACAACTCTATACGGACCATTACCACTACCCCATTGGTGTGTTTCACTTCTGTACCCCCAATTGTCTGAAGATCCCGTTACTTTCATAAAAAAGTTACCATCACTTTGTATTCTAGCATCATCACACGGTTTATTAAAATCTGGTGGAAACGCCGATTTCCATAAATCTATTTTTCGATTTACGTCGTATAAGGCTAAAGCAATTTTATCGCTCGTTTGTTTAAACCTAAACGTATCATTCGGTGATTTATAATCAGTGCCAGGTACCATTTTTCCTCCACTTTGATCCGACCGAACAGCGGTACGCACGGGTTCCAAATGGAATAGTGCGCGCGCATACTCATCTTTATTCATATCTTTTAAAACTTTAAACGATGGGTTATGCATAGGAGCTTTAGCATCCCAATTAATATCGTCTTTTGTTAATACTTTTCTTACCAAAGTTTTATTTTTATCCGTAGGGTGTCCCAACATGTACCCATCTTTATACTTTTTAAGTTTAAATTTATCAACATCAGTCCATAAATTATCAGCCTTTTCAGTAGCTAAATTAATAAACTGAACTTCACCATTACCCAATTCTTTCATTTTAAAACACCGGTGAAACTCATCGAGTATATAAAGTGTTTCCTTACCTAATATTTCAAACTTAAACGACTCGCTTGTTATTTGAATTGGAATTTCAAGTTCTTGAACGTCCGTTAAATTAAGTGTTGTATCTATATCCATCTGTTTAATTTCAATCTGGTCACCTGTATCTACCAAAAATACCTTATCATTGTAAAAAACGGATACTTTATTCACACCAACGATACTTTTACTCTTATCGGTTAAATCCGTTCCTTTAAATATTATTTCACCAGAACTATTATCTTCGATACCAGGTCCCGAATCATAAACTATATCAGGTTGAACTTGTGCATTATTAATTTCGCGTCTAAAAATAAGTTTTTGTACGTTACCATCAAAACCCATACCCGTTGTCCATGTTATTCTTATGTCGATACTCTCATTAGCCAATTCGTCGGCTTTATCATATTCAATTATATACCCTGATGTTGTGTCCACTGTCGCATCATCATCATAACCTTCACGTGGTTTAAGTCTTTTAAATGCACCGTTTATTGTAATTTCGGGTATTTGTCCTGATGTTTGTTTATCATCAACTTTACTTTTTTTAGATCTAAAGTAAACGACCAAAACTACCCCTATAATAATTATAACTAATAAAAAGGATAATCCAAGTACAGAACCATTTTTTGCCATGGTATAGTCTCTTTTATTAGTCATATATTTTTTTTATTTTTAGTTATAACATTTTGTATATAACAAAATCTTTACCATATATCAGATAATTTCTGTAAATACCCTGTAAAATCGTGACTAGCTGAAGTCATATCAGGTCCTTGAAACCATACTTTTATGTCATCACCACCATAATTTTCAGAAAAGTATATATCGAGTTTTACAGGTATACCCTTATCCAATTTTATACTACCTGATTTTGTTACCATTCCGTGTTGACCACCATTATTAACAATTTCGATATCATTTATATATAAGTAACTCATGTCATCAGATTGTGTCCAAAACGTGTGATTACCAGTTGCTTTAGGTACGAAATAACCTCGCCACATTATAGAATATGTATCACCACCAGTAACTTTATTGGAAGTTCCAGTTTTTTTATCCGATATTTTTTTCGTCGAACCCCATGATTTAATATATTTACCAACAAAATCAGAAGGTTTACTAAAATAAGAACCTGTATAATATGTCCAAAACAAATCCCCAGTTGTATCCAATTTGAGGTTTGGATCGTACTTATAAAATCGAAACTTAAATGTTTTAACACGAACGCCATTTTCTTTATAATTTTTAGCGGTTGTTCTATTAGTCGATATCGAATCCATTGATCTCGCAATTTCATTACCATATTCATCCAATAACTTAACGAACGAACCAGCCCATCTATCATAACAACAATTCGTTCTATTGTATACCTTAACCTTTTCTATAGGGTACTTTTTATCCAAAGTTATTTTAAACCAATTATTTTTACTCGATTTCGTGTGTGCAAAATTGTTTTTATTTCCATCAATTAAACTTTTAGGTTGATACCAAGATGAATGATACAAACTCGATGCTTCGGTTTTAATAGCTTTAGTAGCAACGTTTACACCACCTGAATAAATTTCTATTTCCGCTATGTTTAAAGGACGATCGCTCCATGACGAATTTTCGTACCCGAACCACACCGAATCTGCGTAATTAACAGATACAGGTATATCAATTTCTTCGAGTTTACTCGTATCTATGGTATATCCAAAATCGTTTTCTGTAAACGTCACGGTTTTCGTATATATAATAGTATCGGCACTGACTTTGTTATAATAGAGTTCAAGTGTATTATCACCTATAATTTTATTATCAAACTCTTTATTCTCTACAATGTTCATGGTCACATCGGTAAAGTCTTTGAGATTACCCGTGTCGCTATTTTCATACTGATGAAGAATTTTATCAGTGTCGTTATCTCTTAAGATAATAATCCATTTGTACACTACACTCTCTATATTCGACTTGTTTTTCCACGAAAGTTTAAGACCCTCGAGTGTGTACCCTTCACCCCTAGGTTTTATACTATAAATCAAAAATATGATAAATAGAATGATAGCTATTAAAAGTATCATTTTATTTATAGTGAGATTTTTTTTATATTTTTATTCTTCTTTCACTTCAATTTGTGGCTTTGGGTTTGACTTTCGAGACACACTTACAGCCCAAATTATCAAACCAACAATTAATCCAATAATTACGATTCCGAAACCTATATCTTGACCATTCATTTTTTTATATTATGTTATAATACAAGAAAAAAATGCGTTCTTTTACAACTGTCCTGATGGAAGCCTTATTTATCGGTCTTCTTTTACAAGGTTTAGTCACGGGTCTTACGAAATTTGTGTATAAGGGTACGGGTGTTCTAATTTTAGCAGGCGCGTTAATACATTTATTGTTTGAGTATTCGCCTTTCGGCAATATTAATGAAAAGTGGTGTAAAATGATATTTAATTAAAAATTTATAAGATCATCTATAATCAATGATTTTTCATGTTCAAGCTCTTTTAATTCTGTAGACAATTCTTCGTATTGTCTATCTATATCATCATTGTAATCTTCCAGGTAAGTTCTAAAAAAAAGACGCCTGTCACCAACGTCGTGTCCAGCATCAAAAAGTGCATGTACGGTATAATTTCGTAAACGAATACCAAGTTCTCGGGCGCGTCGTTTCACAGCCTCTTCACGAACAACATTTGTCACATTTCGTCTATGTTTAAGTTTTTCCATTTTTTTTAATGTTTCGTGAATTAGTCTATTTACTTCAATAAGATTATCTTCCAATACATAATCACGTAAAGGTTCTGGAACAGGTGGTGGAGGTGTTTGTATAGGTGGTAAATCCACATGCACAAAATCACCACGTCTCGAAGCTGATGGTGGCGGTGTTGTATCGTATATTGTAAGATCATCGAGATTATCTCCAAAAGGGGGTAGTCTAGTAACAGGTGAAAAAGGTATAGGTATATCAACACGTCGAATTCTAAATTCTTCTTCGTCTTCACTTTCAGACTCGGATTCGTATTTGATATAATCGTGAATTTTTTTTATAGAATCACACATTTTAAGATAATCACCTTCAGAAATTATCTTAGAATTGAGGTCGAGGGTTTGCATTAACGAGGTGAGAGCTTCCATTTTTAATGTATTAGTTTTTATTTTGTTTTATTACAACTTAGGTTTGTTATTTTTCTTAAAAGTAAAAGGGCTTCGACAGCCTCTCCAATATCACGGTGTTTTACACAAAATCCAGTTTTTCCCTGGCGACAAAGACAGTTTTCGTAAAGACAATTTGGACGCATTTTTTTTTCTGAACGTATTCGTATCATCTCGTACTTAGGTTTATATTTCATCTTCTTCGAGTTCGGATTCGGATTCTGAATGATATTCACTTTCGTTATCCAAATCATCAATATTACCCGGTAATTCATCGTATAATGTATCCCAATCGACACGACTCGCAATCTCATAATCGTCCATAAAATCGTTATATGAAATTTTATCGTTTACATCGTATTCATCATCGAGATACGTTTTCCAAAACTTGAAATTCTTTTTTGTAATTTTACTCGGAAAGAGTTCAACCGTAAATTCCTCCCCGTTTTTATAATCGCATTGGTTAAGGATATCCTTTTCACTTTCAATGTACAGATCGAAAAAATAGTTTAAAATACCAATAGTTTTGTTATGTATCGGCGACTTTGGTTCGTAAAAAAAGTCAATAAATTGAACTTGACCATAAGACGTGTTTAATTTTCTATTTGAAATACCAATGTATGCAATGTATTTGTATGTATTTTTAGGAATAAGATGCGCAGGGTATCCAAAATCGGCACGTAAACCATACACTTTACAATTTTTACCCACTAGATCCGAGCATAATTCATTAACATCAGAAAGTTCGACAATAGAGGTGCAGTTTTTAAGAAGTTCGTACGTGAGCATGTTTGTATATTACATATTAGATGCTATTGTTTAAGTCCATATCTTCACTGAACGTGTTGTAAAGTTCCGTCCAATCAATACTCCCATAAAGATTGTATTTTTCAACAAATTGCATTAAAGTTTTCTGACATTTAAATTCATGTTTAAAATAATTCATCCAAAAATCAACCCATTCCCCGGGGACCTGTCTCGGAGCAATCATTGTGTTCAACTCATCTTTTGCCAACATTCGTAGTGCTGGTTCGATAATACCCATTCGAGTCCCATTTTCATATTTCTCTTCGTACATAAAGTCAATCATGTGAAGTTTATCATTAAAAGCAGATACACCGATATACGCGATATGATTAAGGCGTTTAGGATTACATTCTCTGGGAAAATTATCTTTTGGTCTTATACCATACACTTGTGAAGGTGTACCGTGTGCAAATTTATCCGTTCTAAAGCTCGATAAAACCCCGTCGAGTTTTTCGAGTCTTTCAAGTTCAACAGTTTGCTTTGTAAGTTCATAAAGAAGAGACATTTTTCATTTTATATTATCTATCATTTCTTCGTCACTTAGGTCTTCTTTAACAATGTTATATGACAGTGTTAAAAGAGCAATTTTATACACAAAAAAACCAAAAAGAGATACACTGCAATTGAAATGAAATGGTACATCGGGATTTGAATTCCATATAGATTCAAAAGCAGCTATACAAATAGGTGGTAAAAATTGCTTAGGAAAAGTGTTACCTTTCTCGATAGTATCAACGTGATTTGAAAGTAAAGTTATATACCCATAAGAAGATAATACACCAAGACACGCTGATAAACCATCTATTGGTTCATGCCCAATGAAATTATATCCTATATATACACTACCAAACTGCAAAGTATTATGTTTTAAACGATTTTTTATAGATTCGTATTCCGAAATACTTTTACGTCTTTTTACGTGACAAACACTTCTTTTTGTTTTTTTAGTTGGGTTTATTATAGTAGACTGTATACATATCATTACATTTTATCTAGTATATTTTCTTTAAACTTTTGTTCTTTTTTATCAAAATCTTTACATCTCTCTATCGATTCATGTAAACGAACTTGTAGTTCGAGTAATTTATCTTCGTGAACGAAGTCATCGGTTGTTAATGGAGATACTTCCCATAAAATACCGAACGCTTTGTTATATGCAAGTTCTCTTTTATAATTTTGATATTCTCTGTATTTAGAGCGTGATAATTCATATGCATACATATTAATATTATTTAACTCAAATTCAGTAAAACAAAAATCACTGTAAGCAGATTCATAGAGTTCCGTACATTTCTCTCCATTTCCGAATAAGTTTATTGAGTCGCTCAGTTTTTTCTCCCATACCGTATTTTTGTTTTTTGGGTGCTCCGGGACACTTGACATTAGAATAGTCGTATTTATTGACTTTGTCCCAGATAACCCTTTGTATATCTTCTGGGAGTTCGTTTGTCGCTTGACAAAACGAGAGAATGTAGTCGTACGTGTGTAAGGCGATATAGTCATCCATTTCATTTTACATTTTTAAAAATAACTTTTGTACTTAGGTTTTTTAGGAACTTCTAAAATTACAGTTTCGTTAGCTTCATTTTTTGTAGTAATATAATCATAATCACATAATCTTACAGATCGAGACATTTCATTTTCTTTAATTTTTGGTTTCGGTGCTAATAAATTACATACACTTGAATAAAATGTATACATTACTATTTTTTATCATTATTTTTTTATATTATACATACAAGATGGTATCACTCCAGGATTTACCTAAAAAAGTTCAATATATTATTATAGATTCTGAATATGTAAAAGGAACAAATAATACGTTTAGTGTAGATCTTACACTCGAATCAAATTTACATTTAGAAGAAATGTCACAGGTATGCGGTGTAAAACCGGTAGATTTTTACATAACACAAATAGGTGAAAACGATCTAACTGGTAATACAAATGTTGCAAAATATGTAGATATTATATGTCCTGATATACCTAAACGTGGACAAATATTAAACGAACGTAATGGTGAAATTCTTGCGCGTGTACCATTAGAACGAAGTTTTACAGGGAGTAATGATTTTATTATGCGTGATAAACAATGGAGATCATTTCAAAGACAAACTAATTTTTTTAACCCTATATCTATACAAAAACTTCATTTTGAGATATATGAATCACAGGGTGATCAAGACTATGCATTACTTCAACCAGATGCGTCGTGGTATATGGTTCTTGAAATAACAACAATAGATGTCAAAGAAAAACCGACTGACAGAGAACTTCAAATATTAGAAGCTTTACGTAAACTTATAGGCAAGATAGATGAACTTAACATAAATGTTAAAAAACTTCCCGATAAGGAGGATATCGAAAAAATGGAAATTGAAAAAAAGAAAAAGTACCCATTTCGCTATTTACTGTTATTCATAGCCATGATAATAGGTGGATTTGTATTTGTCAAAAATAAATTTACTCCTTCGGTTCCGCAACCTTCTTTTTAACGACCCGTTTAACGGTTTTTCTTTTTGGAGTTGGTGGAGCTGGCTCTGGAGCTGGCTCTGGAGCCTTTGGTGGAGCTGGAGCCTTTGGTGGAGCTGGAGCCTTTGGTGGAGCTGGAGCCTTTGCTGGAGCTGGAGCTGGAGCTGGAGCTGGCTCTGGAGCCTTTGGTGGAGCTGGAGCCGAAGCTGGTGGTTCAATTACATCCACGATTTGTTTAAGAATACCATAAACGGTTTCTTTGTTAATTTTTGGTCGCTGAAGAGCAGTTTCAATTTGTTCCCTGATAGAGTTCATCGCGTAATATATATAAAAGAAATATTATCTTTATACTAAATGTTATTCATTGGTCCAACTCTCCTGAGTGGTATAGGTCAACACTGTAAAAAATATATGGACCTTTTTCCACAAAGTAAGTATATTGAGATCCATAAAGAAATACCAGAATGTGAAAGAGCGTTTATATTTGCTTTACCTGTACAGTATTGGTTAGATAAGATACCTGAAATAAAAAGAAAAATCAAACACGTAACGTGTATGACAGTTTGTGAAACCGAAACAGTACACGAAGATTATGGTAAACTTTTTGAACTCTTTGACAAAATTGCTGTACCGAGTGAATTTTGTAGAAAAGTATTTAAGCGTCAGTTTCCTGATACTAAATTTTACGTCATACACGCACATATACCCGATAAAAGACCGTATACGTTTTACCATATAGGTAATGTTCATGATACACGAAAAAACTTTAATAAAATCTTGGAAACATTCCTACGTATGAATAAACCAGATTCGCGTTTGATTGTAAAAGCAACGTGTAAACAACCCGTGGAAGCGCGAATACCTAACGTTACGTTTATAAACGGGCTCATATCAGATGAAGAAATGGAAAGTATACATGCCATGGGTGATTGTTATGTAAGTTTTTCAAGTTCCGAAGGCGTTGGTATGGGTGCAGTCGAAGCAGCTTTACGAAACAAACCTGTTATTATAACGGAATATGGGGGTGCACCCGAATATATCAAAACACCATATACTATAAAATGCGGTTTACAAGAAATACCAAAAGATGATTTTTTGTTTAAAGCGGGGATGAAATGGGGTAAACCCGATGAAAAACAATTACGAGAGTTTATGGAAGATGCATATTCCAAGAAAATAAGGTATATGGAACATCCGAGAACACATATGTTGACATGTAAAGAAAATGTATTACAAGAATTCGTCGATAATGTAGTTGGTGAGATAAGTAATGATACCAGTTAAGATAGCACCTGACATAAGTGAACCTCGTTGCATAATAAGCATTGCTACAATATCATCAATGAACTTGACATTAGTTGGTTTTTTAAAAACCTCTGGTGCGATCTTTGAAATTACAAGATAAAGAGACATCGCTACGATAACGGGTCGAAGTGTTTCCTGATCTAACATGTTTTATAATATCGAAATATTTAATTTTGGCTTGGTTCCTAACACTTCATCATCTATTCTATGTTTTTTACAATAACACCCACACACGGCTTTGAATGAACATTTCTTTCCTGACAATGTAAAAGCCTGACATATTTTAGTTGTATGTACAGGTTTTTCTGGTACTGAACTTAAAACTTGTATAGGTCTTTTATTTTCACATTCAAGTTTCCGTTTTCTCATCTTATTTATTATATCCGCCATTTCCTCGGGTGTCTTTTTACAATTTTTTATATTTTTAGATATACGTAAACAATCTTCGTAACTTTGAACATTTGATTGATGTTTTTTAGTGAGTATATTCTTAGTATCACTAAAATTCGTCTGTATAACAGTAGGTAAAAAATATTGAGACATTTTACTTTTTTAGTTTTTAATGAAAAAAAAATAACTTAGGTTAATAAAGAATGTGGTTCTTTGTAAAACTCAGAAGAACTTATAGTTTTACTCTCGGTGAGTAGACATGTATATCAAATTTGTAATTGTTTTAATGGACATGATGTGAAAATCACTCAACATATAGTCTGGATTACATGATAATTCTAATATACGCTCATTATCATCTGGTCTCACAGACGTTTCGAATTTTCGGATATAATCGGCAACTACATAAATTATAGCGTCAATATATTCTTCTATAGCCATTTCTAACCATGAATTTTTAGGTGTACCCCATGTAACTGTATCCATATCAACACGCACACCGTGGCCATATTTTGTTTTCCCCAATTCAAGTCTTTTTAAAATAAATTCTCGCATATTATATTTGTATAATAAAACTTTTAACTGTATTGTTCAATCGTTATTATATTTAATATAGTATACACGGAATAATAAAGTATATACGTGTCTATAGATACATATATAAACATGATCAAACCTATTATTAGATAAATTGTGTGAAAATACACATATTTCATATTCATTTGTAAAATGCCGTATACTACTGTACCCGAAAACACGAGATTTATAATATTTATCAAATTAGGAAGTATAAAAGTAAATAGACAATTTGTAAAAAATATAAAAAGGTGTGCGATTTTATTAAATAGTATATCCAATCTTTCAAGTTCGTGTTCGGACTCGGGCTCATGCTCAGGTTCAGGTTCAGGTTCTTCCTGAACCGGTGGTTGCATTTCTAAATTTATCCCTAGAGCCGGTACTCCATTGGGTTGTCTTACCTGATTGTAATACATAAAAAATAAAGACTAATACTTTTTATGTACCTTAAATGGACAAAAGAATGTTATTTATGTGAATGTCCCTTAGAACCATGCGTACACACAAATAATACAAATGAACGTATTATTGTCCGTGAATATAGGAAACTACGTCCAATCTTTATGATTAATAATAACATGTATTTAAAATTTTTTGGTATGAATATAAAGCGCGTTTGTTATGCGTGCTATATAAATTCATATAAAGTTAGTGTCGACACGTTACGTGATAGAGAATGTGGTCGTATAAAAAACATCTATCCTACACCCAAGTCAAAAACAAAAGACGAATTAGTATATTGGTTTGAAGGATTAAAAAGATACTTAAGTAAGAACCTCGAAGTATAAAAAGTATGAGTGAAAGTATACAAAAACTCACGCACGTGGAACATATACTGAAACGCCCGGATTCATACGTTGGTCCAGTTTCACGTGTTGGAGAACCCTATTGGATTTATGAAAATGGTAATTTTGAAAAGAAAACGGTTGTGTATTCACCCGCACTTTTAAAAATATTTGATGAAATTTTAGTCAATGCAATTGACCGCAATTCATTGTACCCAAAAAATGTAACATCTCTATGTGTATCTGTTGATAAAACATCGGGTGAAATATCCATAGAAAATAACGGTCCATTGGGAGGGATCGAGGTGAAAATGCATGAAAAAGAAGGTATATGGAATCCCGAATTAACGTTTGGTCATTTACTCACGAGTACAAATTATGATGATACACAAGAACGCGTCGTCGGTGGTCGAAATGGGTACGGTGCAAAACTTACAAATGTATACTCGACAAAGTTTTCGATAAAAATAAAGGATGGAGAAAATAAATGTATAT